GGTGGCTATTGGGACGGTTACGACTGCCAATACCATTGCGCTGACCAACGGCACGGTTCAAACGGCTACGTTGACGGCATCAACGGCTTGCACGTTTACAATGCCTACGGCTACTGCGGGCAAATCGTTTGTGTTGCTGTTGAAACAAGCTGCAACAACCGGCAACGGCACGGCTACATTTACCAGCGTCAAGTGGGGCACGGCAGGCGCACCTACAATCACCGCTACGGCGGGCAAAATGGACATCCTTACTTTTATCGCTGACGGCACCAACTGGTACGGCAGCATAGCGCAGGGGTACACCCCGTAATGTTCGCCGCCAAAAATTTCTTTCTTACCCCTCCGGCTAGCGGGAGCTTGTTTATTGAAGCGACCGGCGGCACTGTCACGACCAGCGGCAATTACAAAATCCATACATTTACTGGCACTGGCACGTTTACCGTAACCAATGTCGGTGCTGGTAAAACCGTTGATTACCTTGTCGTTGCTGGCGGTGGCGGCGGTGGTGGCGGTGGTGATGCCTTTACTGCTGGCGGTGGCGGCGCGGGCGGCTTCCGAGCCATCACTGGCGGCTCTGTTACCGTTCAGGCTTATACGATTACCGTTGGTGCCGGGGGCCCTAGTAACACCAGTGGCTCTAACTCCGTTGCTATTGCAACGACATCTACGGGCGGTGGCAGGGGCGGTGGTGGCAATGGAACGGCTGGCGGTTCTGGCGGCGGTGGCAGCGATGGCGGCAGTGGCAACACTGGTGGCACTGGCACAGCAGGGCAAGGAAACAACGGCGGCAATTCTGGGGGCGGTCCCAGAGGCGGCGCTGGCGGCGGCGGCGCGGGCGCTGTGGGCGCATCAGTAACTTCAGGTTCAAATGGTGGCGCTGGCGGCATAGGGTCTTCCAATTCATTTTCAGGTTCAGCAGTCACCTATGCGGCTGGTGGTGGTGGCGGCGGCGCGCAAAGTGCCGGTACGGGTGGTGCGGGCGGCTCCAGCATCGGCGGCGCGGGTGGTAATTTCTCTACTAACCCTAACAATGGCCAGTCAGCATCCCCCGCCAATAGGGGCAGCGGTGGCGGCGGCGGCGCGTCCCAGTTTTGTTGCGCCTCAACAAGCGGCGGCTCTGGCAGCTCCGGCATCGTCATAATCCGCTACTTGTTCCAATAGGGAGGGGGACATGGCTTATTTTGCTCAACTTAACCAAGCCACTTATGTGACACAAGTGCTCGCTGTAGATGACAGCAGCATCGACAATTTGCCGTTCCCGGAAAGCGAGCCCGTCGGTCAGGCCTACCTGCAAAGCCTTTTCGGGCCTGACACGCTTTGGGCGCAGACAAGCTACGACGCCGGTCCACCGGACGGTGTCAGCTTCCGGTACAATTATGCTGGTCCGGGCTTCACGTTTGACGCATCCGCTCAACCAGACGGGGCCTTCATTGCGCCATACCCCGGCGAGGGGTGGGTGTTGAACACGACCACCTACCAGTGGGTTCAGGTAGCAACACCTTCAGAACCCCCGGCGGTGCTGTGATGATGAAGGTGGAACCTAAGCAATTCGGAAAACTGAATGGGGCTCTGTACAGCTTTGAAGAAGTTGGCGACACATTGCCCATGCACGACCACTCAGAGGGGGGTGTGCATGTGACCTTCATCCTCAATGGGTCTTTCCGCATACATGGCGGCGGCTGGGAAATGGTCAGCAAGGCTGGGGCTTTCATCGACTGGGAGCCGGGCCAGTTTCACGAATTTATTGCGCTGGAGCCGAATAGCCGGTGCCTGAACATGCTGAAGAACTTCCAAGACTGACGCTTGCGTGTCGCAGGGATGCGGGTAGAAATAAACCGCCCAATGGTTGGGCCTTTGAAGGGGAAAGAACATGGAACTGCATTTCAAATTTTCGGTGGAAGAGGTCAACGCAATCCTCAATGCCCTCGGGCAGCGGCCCTACGCGGAGGTCCAGACCTTGGTCGCCAAGATCAAGGCTGACGGCGAGGCGCAGATTGCGGCTCAGACCCCTGTTGTGGCTGTCGATCCCACCCCGGAAACCGAATAATCTTCGCAAAATGGAGGGTGCCTGATGTCGATCTACAATGTCCTCATGGGTGCATCCGGCCCCTTCCTGTTTATTAGGACGATCTCGACCAATCAGGTCGATTACAACCTCAACACGGCCCTGACCGCAGCGGGTTGGAACGGCATCATACCCGTCGTCGTTAACATCACGATTGCGTCCGCCGTTCAATTCACCGCATCCGCCAACACAATCCCCGCATTCACGGTGGGCGCGCTCCCGACCGGAAGCTCGGTCTACATCACCAACAACGGCTACATCGTGGGCCGTGGCGGTCAGGGCATCGGCAAGGGATACCCGAACAGCACGTCATATAATTTGACGGCACCGGCCAGCGCCAACGGCGGCGTGGCCCTGTCAGTCTCCAGCGCAGTCTCCATCAATAACGCCAGCGGCACTATTGGTGGTGGTGGTGGCGCGGGCGGCGTCGGCGGCGCGACGAGCGCGGACTGTTCCTGCTCTAGCTGCGGCGGCGTCGGCCTTGCGGGCATGAGCACCAGCGGCGGCGGCGCGGGTTATGGATCCGCCGGTCAAGGCTACAGCGGTTGGACGAACAACGGCCAATACAATAATACCCAAAATTCATCGGCTGGCGGCCTCCTGACTGCCGGGGCGCAGGGCGGGACCACTGCCGGGGCATCAGGCACGCTCGGTGTTGCGGGCAGCGCAGGCGCGGGCTCTCAAGCCTGCGGCTACGTCAACCAGTCCGGACCCGGCACGGGCGGAGCCGCCGGGGCCTGCACGTCGGGCAACAGTAACATCACATGGGTTTCCAACGGCATCAGGCTGGGGACATTGGGATGACCGACACTTCAAAGCCTCAAAGCGAGCAGCGCATGACAATCTGCAAGGACTGCGACCAGTTCCAGCCCTTTCTCCAACGCTGCGCCGTGTGCGGGTGCCTCATGCCCGTCAAGGTTCTCTTCGATCACTCGGTCTGCCCCAAGGGTAAATGGTAAGGGACGAAAGCATGGAACCCCAGACGCTTATCAATATCGCCGGGGGCATCACCCTCTCAGTCGTGGGCTGGCTGGCCCGCGAATTGTGGGGCGCGGTCAAGGACTTGCGAGAGGACATCCACCGGATCGAGGTTGATCTGCCCAAAACCTACGTTCCCCGCATGGATCTCGACACGCGCATGAAGCACATCGAGGACATGTTCCAGCGCATCTACGACAAGCTAGACGCAAAGGCGGACAAGCCATGAGCACGACAGAGGAAAAACAGGAGAAGATCTCCCTTGATATGGCCGCATCGGCCAGCAAGGGCGCGATGGTCGAGAAGATCGTCTTTGCTGGCGTCCCGATCCTGTTTTCTTGTGTCGTGTACCTGATGAGCGCGCTTTCTAACGCCAACACCGAGATCATCCAGCTCAAATCACGGGTTGCGGTCGTGGTGAATGCCGACAACAAGGCAATTCCCCCGCAGGGCACCACCATCGACATGGCTGAAATCAGGGAAAACCTGAGCGAAAAGATCGGCAGCGTCGAGAAGGAGGCCGCACTTGGCCGCGCCGCGATGACGCTGGACCGGGAGCGGGCAATGGCCGCCGTTGAAAAAAGCCGACTGGACATGGCGGCTGACGCTGCGGCGGCTAGGGCAGCCATCAGGATGGAGACGGCGAAGGCCGTTGCCGAACTTGATCGTCGCATCGCTATCATAGAGAACAGGGGGAAGTGATGGATCTTCTGAAAACATTTGGCCCGCTTCTGGGGCAAGTTGCGCCCACGATTGCGACCGCGCTTGGCGGCCCGCTGGCAGGAATGGCCGTCAAGACGTTGTCCAATGCCCTCTTGGGACACGAGAATGGCACGTCAGAAGACGTCGCCAGCGCCATGCAGTCGGCGACGCCGGAGCAACTGACCGAGATCAAGAAAATTGATGCCGACTTCAAAGTCCGCATGAGGGAGCTGGACATCGACCTTGAGCGCATCAGCTCAGGGGACCGCGACAGCGCCCGCAAGATGCAGATGCAAACGAATGACTGGATCCCCCGCATTCTTGCGCTGATCATCACAGTCGGCTTCTTCGGCATCCTCATCTGGATGCTCATCAACGGCATGCCTAAAAATGGCACTGAGGCCCTCCTGATGATGCTCGGCGCGCTGGGAACGGCTTGGACGGGCGTAGTGAACTTCTATTATGGATCGTCCGCTGGCTCGAAGGCCAAGACTGACGCAATGGCAGCAAAAGCAGGAGAGAAGTGATGGACTTCACGGGCGCAGCGCGAAAAGTTGAACCGTCTGAAATTGATCAGATTGCCAACGATCTGGGTGTGGAGCCCGCGGCCTTCCGCGCCGTCATCGCGGTTGAGGCGGCTGGGTCGGGCTTTGACAAGGCTGGCCGCCCCAAGGCCCTCTTTGAGCGCCACCACTTTTATAAGCACCTGAAAGACACGCCGGAACTTCTGGCCAATGCTGAAGCGGCGGGCTTGGCGTACCCCAAGTGGGGGACCAAGCCCTACCCGAAGGGATCGGACGCAGTCTACGCGGAGATCATCCGCGCCTGCGCTATTGAAGAAGAGGCGGCGCTGCTGTCAACTTCGTGGGGTCTGGGGCAGATCATGGGCTCAAACTACAAGCTGGCCGAGTGCGCCTCAGTCCACGAAATGGTGTCTGAGGCCTGCGAGAGCGAGGCGGGGCAGTTGCGTCAGATGGCGTCCTTTATCAAAAAGGCTGGCCTTTTGGACGAACTTATTGCCAAAAACTGGGCTGGGTTTGCCAAGGGCTACAATGGCCCCCAGTACGCCAAGAACCAGTACGACCAGAAGCTGGCCGCTGCCTATACGAAGTTTGCCTGACCGTGATATAGTCGGGCAAGCGCGGGGTGCATTATGACGACAGGCTTGAGCTATGATGGGACAGTGGCTGGCACGAACAGCTACGTGTCCCAGATCGCCACGATGGCGGTCGTCGAGGAGACCGATCCGGCCTTCCTGACGATCCTGCCTCAGATGATCACGTATGCGGAGAACCGCATGTATCGTGACATCGACTTCATGTTCACGTCCACGTCCCTGCACGGGGCCACGTTCGTGCTGACTGTGGGCAACCGCAACCTGTCCTTCAACATCAACTTGTCGTCCAACAGCGACGCGGCTGCGGGCACGTTCGTTGTCAGCGAGCAGATTAACTTGCTGACGGATGCGGACGGCAACGCATCGGCCACGACGAACCCCGACGCCTGCGTCCGCACGCCGCTCCTGCCCACGACGAAGGAGTTCCTCGACGCGGTCTACGGCTCGTCCCTGACGGCCAACCGTGGCGCTCCGCAGTATTTTGTCCCGTTCAATGAGACGCTCTTCTTCGTCGGGCCCGTGCCCGATCAGGCGTACCCGGTCGAGGTTGTGGGCACGTACCGCCCCAACAGCCTCTCGGCGACGAACAAGACCACGTTCATCAGCCTCTACCTGCCCGAGACCTTCGTCATGGCCTCGATGATCTACATCAGCGCCTACCAGCGCAACTTCGGTCGCGCCAATGACGACCCGCAGATGGCAATGACGTATGAGAGCCAATATCAGGCCCTCCTGAAGAGCGCCGTGGTTGAAGAGGCGCGCAAAAAGTTCAGCGCCTCCGGATGGTCATCGCAGTCGCCCGCCGCCGTCGCAACGCCGTCGAGGTAGGCCATGCCCCATCAGGCCCTCAAGCTCATCGCTGGCGTAGACCAGAACAAGACACCCGCACTCAATGAGGCGGCGATCTCCTACTCAAACCTTATTCGCTTTATCCCAGACCGGAACAACGTCGGCTTGGTGCAGAAGCTTGGCGGGTGGACGCAGTTCTTCACAAACCCCATCGGCTCCGTTGTCCGGACACTCCTCGCGTGGGAGGACATCAACGCCAATGCGTGGCTGGGCGTCGGGGCCGAGGCGTCCCTGAGCGCGATCACGGAGGGCGGCCTGAAGGCTATCACGCCGCAGACAACGACCGCCAACGTCGCCGTTGCCTTTTCCGCAACGTCTGGGAGTGATGTTATCACGATCACGGCTGCTGGCAGCGCCCTTGACCAGTATGACACCGTTGACATCCAGACGCAGGTCAGCGTCGGTGGGCTCGTCTTGTTTGGTGCCTACTCCCCAGTCATCCCCGTCAGTCCGACGCAGTTCCAAATACGTGCCACCAATGTCTTTGGCGAGCCGCAGTACGCCACAAGTTCGTCTCCGCCTAATGGCGCAATCCCCTCATTCGCGACCACGTCAGGGTCGTCCTCCGTCAGCGTCACGCTGGCCGCCCACGGCCTGTCGGTTGGCAGCACTTTCCCGGTTCTAGTCTCTACTGTTGTCGGAGGCGTCACTCTATCCGGAAATTATTTCGTCACGTCCGTCACGTCGTCGAGCGTCTTCGTCATCACGGCCAGCAATGCCGCGTCCTCAACTGCGACGGGCAGCGAGAATGGCGGCAACGTCCGCATGGTCTACTACAATGGCATCGGGCAACTTCTGGCCAACTTGGGCTATGGCGTCGGCGGCTACGGCGGATCTTCCTCCTTTGCGACCACTGCCGCGAGCACGGCTGGTGCCGGGCCGTACACCGCCACCGTCACGTTCTCGGGCTCCTATACCGCGCCAGTTGGATCCTATGTCTACGTGTCTGGTGTCACACCCACCGGCTACAATTCGGCAATCTTTACTGGCTCAATATCTTCAACCACGCTCACCGTCTCGTCAGTGACCTCCGGGGCCGTCACCATAGGTATGGCCCTGTCGGGGTTTGGGATAACCGCTGGCACAACGATAACCGCAGGCAGCGGTTCGTCGTGGACCGTCAGCGTTAGCCAGACAGTCTCCTCAACGTCAATGACGGGCGTGTGGGTTGTGACCGCGTCATCTGTCGGGTCTGTGTCGTTCGCTGTCTCATCCGCACTCGGCGCGGGAACGGTTGCTGGTGTCCTCGCATACGGCGGCGGATACGGATCCGGAACTCCCCCAACATCCGGCACCGGCACCCCCATCACGGCAGTTGATTGGACGCTCGACAATTGGGGCGAGACCCTACTCGCGTGTCCCCTCCGTGGGCCAATTTATGAGTGGTCGCCGACGGCGAACAACCCCGTCGCAACCATTATCCCCACCGCGCCGGTCGTGAACCAAGGCATGTTCGTCGCCATGCCCCAGCGTCAGGCTATCGCGTGGGGCTCGACGTTCAACGGCATCGAGGATCCCCTCCTCATCAGGTGGTCCGACGTCGATGACTACACGACGTGGGCCGGGCAGATCACGAACCAAGCGGGATCCTACCGCATCCCCAAGGGCTCGCGCGTCATCCAGTGTATCCAGAGCGCCCAGCAGGGCCTGATATGGACTGACCTCGGCGTCTGGGCCATGCAGTACGTCGGGCAGCCCTACGTCTACCAGTTCAACGAGCTTGGCACGGGCTGCGGCCTGATCGGGCGCAAGGCCGCCGCGTCAATGGGCGGCGTTGTCTACTGGATGGGCCAGAGCCAGTTCTACATGCTGTCTGGGTCGGGCGTTGAGCCCATCATGTGCCCCGTTTGGGATGTTATTTTCCAAGATTTGGACACTAATAACCTCGACAAAATCCGCGTCGCGCCAAACTCGCGTTTCAACGAGATCTCGTGGTTCTACCCGACCAGCGGCAATGGCGGCGAAATAAATGCGTATGTGAAGTACAACATCGGTTTGAAGCAGTGGGACTATGGCACGCTGTCGCGCACGGCATGGATCAATGAGAGCGTCCTCGGCCCGCCGATTGGGGCGGGCATCCTTCCGGGCGGCACTGGCAACTTCATTGTGCAGCATGAGACATCGACCGACGCCGTGAATGCCTCGAACGAGGTCTCGCCAATCTTGGCCAGCTTCCAGACGGGCTACTTCGCCCTGACCGAGGCCGACGTGAAGATGTTCATTGATCAGGTCTGGCCCGACATGAAGTGGGGCTACTTCGGCGGATCCCAGAACGCGACGGTGCAGCTCACCTTCTACGCGACTGACTACCCCGGCTCGACGCCCTACACCTACGGCCCCTACAACCTGACGCAGGGCACTGACTTCATCACGCCCCGCTTCCGTGGCCGCCTCGTGTCGATCAAGGTCGAGAGCCAAGATCTCGGGTCGTTCTGGCGCATCGGCAACATGCGATACCGCATCCAAGCAGATGGGAAATACTGATGCCCGCATCGCTA